ATGTCAGTGGTCTGTCAGCATCAGGGCTAGTGGCTGGCCCCAGCAAGTACATAGTAGCGCATGAGTTCTACCATCTAGTAGGCTGTGGTCATGGCATGAGCAAGAACAACTGCTACGCCAAAATTAAGGAAATGAAGCATATTTCAACGGATGAGTTCGTGCCGAGCTGGAGCTTTATGCTCGACAAATGGTTGTATGAGCGGGATGGGAAGCTGGTACCATAATGGCACTGCACTTCAAAGAGGGCATACCAGCTACAGGTCTCCAACGTGAGATGCTGTTCGCCCTCGATATAGCCACAGCTGTATTCAAGAAGGTAGGTAAGGACTGTATCGTAACTAGCGCCCGCAGTGGTAGGCATAGCCGGTACTCGCACCACTATAAAGGACTGGCAGTAGACTTGCGGTCTCATCACCTTGTAGATAAGGCTATGCGAGAGCCCGTGTTACGGGATCTTTCGCGTGAGCTAGGCCCTCAGTACCAAGTACTGTTAGAGGCAGTAGACACGCCTAACGAGCACTACCATATAGAGTATGACCCAGAGGTGCTATATGAACGCATATAATGCCGCGATATCGGACTACGGGTCCCGGAAATTCATCATGGCTGCTGCTGGTCTAGTAATGAGTGGGGTACTACTCTGGTTTGGTAAGATAGATGGAACCGACTTTGTGGCTCTAAACAGTGTACTAGGCGGCACTTATATGGCAGCTAATGCATATGTAACTAAGCGCCTCCCCGCACCACAGAACAACAGCACGACTGAGTATAAGCATTAAGGATTTTAGGATGGGCAATATCGCCCCTCCTTACATGAGAGAGGTAAGAAACAGATGAACACTACTATTATTGTATTATCCGCGTTAGCCGTTATTGCGGCGGCAGGCTACTTCCTTTATTGGAAGGACAGTAAGGATGACAAGGATGAAGAGGTATTAACCCCCTTCCCTACACCCACCCCCCTACCGCCAGTACGGCCTACGCCTCCACAGACGGGGCCTGTTGTAGAACCGGCACCTGCACCCGCAGGGCCTCGGCCTACGCCGGGACCAGTTCCGGGACCTAAGCCAACACCACCCCCAGTCGCACCAGCCCCGAAGCCGGACCCTACGGCACTGTACAACTTCGCAGTTGCACGCAAAGTTAAGAAGATTGATTTCTCTAAGCTGCGTGATATAGGTGAAGTGCAGTTAGGTGATAACCGAGTTGATCGTCTTACAAATGTAGTATTTACATTTAAAGATGATGCTTCCTTTTATGGCTATATCGCCAAGGATTCTCACTTTAACAAGAGTGTGATCTACCTTTGTAACAGCACAGGACGTGTATTTGGTTTCGCTATCAGCGCGCCGGGTGCTAAAGCGGCTGAACGCAAGGTTCAGTACACCAAGGGACGTTTTAAAGAGGGTGCTTACCTCGTACAGGTTTCTGATGGAACCCACACGGGCTCGCACTTTCTGCGTCCCCGCGGCAACTAATCCACTAGAACCGGGAATGAAGTACTACATGCACATGCCTGTGTGTGTAGTACTCGGGTATCATATGTATGCCAACATTTAAAGACCTGCCACCTGACGCACGTATACGTCTTAACGAGTATATAGTGGAGACAGAGAAGACCTTACGGCAGCTGTCTACGAGTGTCATGTACACAGAGCCTGCGCCTACCGAGGAAGGGAATTTTACAGCAACGCTGACATGTTCAACTAGCGGCAGTTATGCGCTACATGCTTCAAATAAAACGCTGGCATACACGAAGATTGGCGATAGGGTTTTCGTGGATGGTAAGCTACAAATAGTTAGTGCAAGTAGCCCTGTTGGGCAGTTGCTTATATCACTACCCTTGGATCCAACATGGGGGGCTGCATCATTGCCACACATTAATATCCTTGGTCATGGGGGTACGATAGTCAATCCAGTACTAGATATAGGGCCGGATGGTGGCGCTATATACTCGCTTAGTGATTCTGGCGCATTATCGGCAGTAACAGCCGCTGACGTTGATACAGCATTTAATATACATGTGCATATTTGGTACAAAGTCTAATGGCGTCTACAAAGACGCATCTAATTTTTTGATGATCGTTTAATTGGGAAAGCAAGGAACCAAGGTTAATGAGCGATACGGAAAAAATACCCGGTAGGTGTCCTAAGGTTATGCTGGATATTCCGCATTACGTAGACATTCGGTTAGCAGAGATCAGCCAGAAGTTTAAGGGACAGAAAAAGGCGCTGAAATTGGCTACAACTGCCCTAGACTACAGGCTGAACAATCTAAATGATCTACACGCTCAAATGTTAGCCAGTCAACAGACGTTTGCCCGTGCTGACGAGATGGAAGTTAAACACCTTACGATTAACGAGAAATTAGTGGCACAGGACAGACTGATAAACAGAGGCGTGGGAATTATACTGACGGTGCAGTTTATCATACTAGTATTGGCGGGGCTGGTTGCCTACTTCGCCAACTGATTTTGAGGATAAAAAGCTATGAAAGACCGTACGCCTTTTTTCATTGTGCTGGGGATTTGGTTGACTATCACACTGATATTAGCTGGCCTGATTGTCTATCTCGCTGCAGCCTGATAAGAGAATATCAATTTAACTTGGAGGTTAATATGACAGATAGTGTAAAAGTAATATATACAGAGGGCGATGCCAATGCATCAGTAGTTGCCTCCCGTGTAGCGATCCTAAGAGAAGCTATACAGCAAGACAACCTAGTAGCAGTAGCATGCAAAGATAAGGATACTGGCGCAGATGCCATACTCCTTACTGTAGTATCCACCAACCACGAGAGCGGAAACATGCAGTACTCCCCCATAGCAGAGCTGTTCTATCCGGAAGACGAGAGTTTTATGAGAATGATACCCCCCACAAATGCAATCACTGCCTCGGAGTAGTATGCTGTGAGTGTAACTAAACAACTACCAGATGGGTGGGCCTCCGTGATTGCGAGAGAGTACCAAGCAGGTGCCTCCGATACCGAGGTGCGTGCTAAGCTGCGCGTGACTAAGGCCCTGTGGGAAAGCCTATACAAGAGTGCAGATTCGAGCTCTTTTAAAGAGGTAGTAGATCTAGGCCGCATGCTAGCCAAAGCATGGTGGTTAGAGGAGGGACGCAAGGCCCTACGCGATAAGACCTTCAACGCAGCTTTATGGCACATGAACATGAAGAACAGGTATGGCTGGTCAGACAAGTCTGAGATCCATACTAAGACAGATCATATGATGTCCTCCGATGAGCTAGACAACGCCATTGACGAGGCTGTCAGAAAAGCCCAGCGCCTGCGTTTGGGTACCGGCTAAGGTGCCGGAGTTGTTGTACCTTTGGGTACTGCCTCCAGACGGCTCCGCCACCTTTTTATCCACCACGGAAACTGTATAGTGACAGACTCACGCCATCAAGATATCATCACAGAGGTGTACGGCCCCGCGGCCCTAACCCCGTTAGATGAGGATAGCACAGATGAGTCATTACTAACGCTTATACAGCAATGTGCGGATCTGGAGTCCGCCACTGCTCAGCGGTCGGGTAACACTGCATCATACGCCGAAAAGCTAGCCATACTGAATATCCTCCGAGCTGGGGAAGAGCGTGCTAAGTACCAAGGCCACTTTGCCTACTTCCCCTCTGAGGGACCACTACGGGCAGAGCTATATAAGAAACACATGCAGTTCTTCGATGCCGGTATGCTACATAGAGAGCGTATCTTCATGGCCGCGAACAGGGTAGGCAAGTCGATCAGTGGTGGGTATGAGATGACCTGTCATCTTACTGGCATGTATCCCAAGTGGTGGACAGGGCGTAGATTCCTTGATCCCACGGATGCGTGGGCAGCAGGGGATACCAGTCAGACCACACGAGATATTGTACAGAGAGTTCTCATGGGAGAAGTGTCGGACTTCGGTTCAGGTATGATTCCCCACGAGCTAATGGAAGAGATTAGAATGCGTCCCGGTGTTCCCGGGGGTGTTGACAGCCTTAAGATAAAGCACACGTCGGGGGGATACAGCAACTTAGGGTTTAAATCCTTCGATCAGAAACGACGTGCATTCCAAGGAACATCAAAACATGTAATATGGCTAGACGAAGAGCCACCCTACGAGGTTTACGGAGAATGTCTTATACGTACGATGACCACACACGGTCTAGTGTACGTAACCTTTACACCCCTACAGGGCCTTACTGCATTTGTAACGGAGTTTCAAAAAGCTATAATGTCACAAGAGCTGGAGGCTGGTAATGTCTAAGTCCATTGTCATGGCGGGCTGGAATGATGCAGTCCACCTAGGGGAAGAAGAGAAGAAAGAGATGCTGGCGGCATGCGAGCCTCATCTTCGACGGGCACGCTCCGAGGGAGTGCCCTCATTAGGTTCCGGCGCCATATTCCCAGTACCTGAATCCGAGTTTGTTATTGATCCCGTACAAATACGCCCATGGTTCCACAGATGTTACGGATTGGATGTAGGCTGGAACTACACAGCCGCTGTATGGGGTGCTCTAGACAAAGAGACTGATATCCTCTATCTGTACGACTGCTACAAGCGCGAGAAGGCAGAGCCAGAAATACACTCCGCGGCTATTAAGCTGCGTGATGGTAAAAACACACAGTGGCCGGGGGTGATTGATCCTGCTGCTAGAGGTAGAGGACAGGCAGACGGTACACAGCTCCTGCAGCTATATCGTAAGCAGGGATTGAAGCTACGGGTGGCTGATAACAGCGTAGATCCCGGCATCTACAGAATATGGTCGCGCCTATCTACAGGTAGGCTTAAGGTAGTACGGGGTCCTATGACCCAGTGGCTGGAAGAATATCGTATGTACCGTAGGGATCAGAATGGTAAAATTGTAAAGACACACGATCACCTTATGGATGCGACTCGCTACCTAGTATCCTCTGGACTTACCCATGCGCTGCGCCTTACCCCACAACGCACCTTGCAAACATCATCTAGAAACTACGGGTTTTAAATAATGGTACACAACATAGATTTAGATATGGACAGCATTCCCGATAAAGTTGAGGATGTGCCCGAGGAGATTACCACCATGCTGGCTACTATAGATACAGCATTGATGCAGCTATGCTCCTCCCTGTCCGTTAAGTTCACTGACTACGCTTCTAAGAGAACTGCCAAAGAAGAGGAGTGGGTACAAGCAGAGCGTCAGTACTCTGGTAGTCTAGACATCGAAGATGACAAGAAGCTGAGAGCACTCGGCGGATCTCGTGCGCACTCATCTCCCCCCATAGTAAACATTACACGACCCAAAACAAATATCGCTATCGCCCGTATGCAGGATATCCAATTCCCTCTCGGCGGTAACTACAATTTCATACTAGAACCAACAGAAGTGCCAGAGCTGCGGAAGGCTTTGAAGGATGACACACCCGTAGAAGAGGAGCAGGAGCCGGAAGAGATGTCTATGGCTGGGACGCCTATGGCACCCATGGATCCTACTGCTGAGGAGGGCCCCCCACCGGAGCCAACCCAAGCCCCTACCATAGCTGATATAGCCAGATCTATTATGTCCGAGGCCAAAGAGGCCGCGACTGCTATGCAGACACAGATACGTGATCGCCTTACAGAGGCTAGCTACGGTAAGAAAGCACGTAATTCCATGGATGATATGTGCCGGTTAGGCACTGCTGTTATTAAAGGTCCTGTACATAAGCAGAAGATTGACCGCAAGTACGACAGGGTCCCCACATCAGATGGGGATTCTATCGAGGCACTGACCTTGACAGAGCGCACCATACCATCCGTACAGTGGGTAGATCCCCGTCTTGTGTACCCAGATCCGGATGCAAGGCCGGGCACGGACATGGAGGATATCTTTGAGGTCCACTTAATGACAGCCCGTACGGTATCTAAGCTGGCATCTAACCCCGCGTTTATGCGCGAGAGAGTACGCAAGGTACTAGGTACCGAGCCCGACATTAGCTCACTGGGCTCCGCTATACAAAGCCTATCCTTAGTAGGCTCTGCCGGTACCCGTATACAAAATCGCTATGCAGTTAAGGAATACCACGGATCCATAGACAAGCAGGTTCTGCTTGATGTGGGTCTAATCAGTGAGGAACAGAAAGAGGACAGCCTGTTCTTGCCACAGGGCGAGGTATGGTTCTGTAATAACCACGTCATACGAATTTCCCTGTCACCACTAGAAGCGGATGATAGTGTACCTTATTTCTTCTGTACATGGGAGGATGATAAGTCCAGCATCTTTGGTCATGGTATACCCTATCTTATGCGGCATGCCCAGCGCGTGGTAAACTCATCATGGCTGATGTTGCTAGATAATGCCGGACTCACCGCAGGTCCTCAGATTGTACTGAATCGTGAGATGATTAGGCCTGCATCACCCGAAGAGGGGTGGCGCATAGAGCCTATGAAGGTGTGGTTCATGACAGAGTATGGCGCTAATGTTCAGGAAGCCATGCAATTCGTTAATGTACCTACACAGCAAGAGTCCATTGCAAACATCACTGAACTAGCGATGACCTTTGCCGACATAGAGTCGGCTATACCCGCTATCCAATCGGGGGAGATGCCTTCCGGTAATAACACACTGGGTGGTGTGGCTATGGTACTTACCGCCTCGCACATTGTACAGCAGAGAGTGAGTGAAAGGTGGGACGATAATATAACCGTGCCCCTTATACGTCGCTTCTACGACTGGGAAATGCAGTATAGCGAGGACGAGAATATCCGCCGCGGGGATTTGAATGTTAAAGTAGGTGGTGCTACAGAGCGGATTGACAAGCAAGTTAAAGCACAGGACATTGAGCGCATCCTAGGTTTGGCGGGATCTAACCCCGACTTCCAGAAGCACATCGACGCGGATGCCGCCTTCCGGGAGCTTGTAGCTACTACACGCGCAGGTGACATTATCCTGAGCCTCGAAGAGGTAGCACGCAGAGAGCAGGAGGCCGCTGCACAGCAGCAAGAGGCCCCACCAGACGCCGAGACTATCAAAGCGCAAGCAGCTATGCTGTCCGCGCAGGTTAAGCAGCAGGCGCTGGAGATCAACCAGCAGATGGCCCAAGCTGAGTTAGAGATGAACTCACAAATATCTCAGGCTAAGCTAGAAAACGAGCGCATCAGGATGCAGGCCACGCAGCAGGAAGGCTTTATGAAGGTGCAGCTAGCCCAGATGGATCGAGAGCAGAAGCTTCTTGAACTGGCGGCTAAGGGTGAGATGACACAGTCAGAGCTGACACAGAAATTGCAGATCGCTGTTATGACAGAGGAGACTAAGCGCATTCTTAAGGAGGCAGACATATCCCAGTTCCGTGAGGAGCTGAGTATTAAACGGGAAATGGGAACAGGAATTTAAACGATGAGTAATATTGATCTGGACAAAGTACTCAGTGTAATGAAGGAAGAGCTGCACAAGAAGGAGTCTATGGCTCTACGGGTGCAGCCAACCACTAACGAGCAGTATGCCTGCCTAGGCAGAGCGGCTGGTATTAGAGAGCTTATAAATAAGTTCGAGCAGATGGCGCAACAGGGTTCACTCTAGTTGCCCCATAATAGGAGCGTAAGATGAGTACGACTGATCAAGAGTCAGGTATTGTAGAAGAAGAAGTATCGTCAGATGATTTATTTAATGCGATGTGGGGTTCTAAGAGTAAAACAGACCTCACCCCGGAAGATGATGACTCGGATGACGATGAAGACAGTGGTGATGAGGTAAAGGGAGCTGATACTCCCAAGGACACGGATGAGGTAGAGGCACCACCTGCTAAGGCAGCTGGCACCAAACCTGCATCCACACCTGAGCCACCAACCCGGCAGGCCCGAGATCCACATGAGTGGATTAAGAGTCTCCCAGAAGAGCAGCGAGAACTGGCCGAGGCCTTACGGCACGAAGCCCTTTCTGATAGGGGTAGAGTTTCAGCCCTTACGCGAAAGATTAATGAAACTGCAACGGAGTTGGCCCGTATCAAAGCCCACCCGCCCACAACAGGTTCCGCAGAAGAGAAACCTGCTGTTGCCCCAACTGAGTCAGAAGCCCTGTCCCAGTTAAAGTCGGATTACCCAGAGCTAAGCAAGACCCTCGAAGCCGTTATGGCCGAACGGGAAACTTCCTTAAAGCAGGAATTCGACGCTCGACTAACTCCTATTCAAGAAGGCAGGGAAGCAGACGCGAAAGCCTCTGCAGCTAGCCAGCTCGAACAGAAGGCTGCCGAGATCTTCGACACTGAAAATACCGGAGTTTATTGGAAGGATGTAGTACACAGTGAAGACTTCTCCGCGTGGTTGGATACACAACCCTCCTTCATACAAAACACAGCACGTACTACTGAGGACCCCGCAGAGGGACTCGATGTGCTAGCTATGTATGAACGAGCGTACCAAGCCGCCGTAGGAGCCATCCCAGAAGACGATACCGGTACCGATACTTCACAAGGTGATAAAATCAAAGCACAACGGTCGAAGCGTAAAGTTACGACAACATCCCCAGATAGTAAGCCAGCGGGAAGCGATTCCAAGGATTACTCAGGTGATTACGATGCTATGTTTAAGGCCATGTGGGGTTAATTAAATAAACCACGTAATATTATAGGAGTTACATAATGAGTGTAGCAACAACCTATGGCGATATAGGCCAACGTACGGCGGTGTGGGCAGAGGGCACAATGCTTGAGCACGCAGAGCCGATTTTAGTACTTGATAAGTTTGGTGAATCCAAACCCCTGCCTAAGAACAAGGCAGACACCATCAAGTTCCGTCGCCCCGTTCCATACGCTGTATCAACTTCGCAGTTGGTAGAGGGTGTGACACCTGCTCCAAAACAGATCAACTATGAAGACGTAACTGTCCAAATGGGCCAGTATGGTGATCTAGTGAGCATCTCTGATCGTGTCGCAGACATGTCTGAGGATCCTGTTCTGGCTAATGCAGCAATGCTGGCTGGTGAGCAGGCTGCAGAAACCAAAGAGTTAGTTCTCTGGGGTACGCTGCGTGCAGGTACTAGCGTGTTCTATAGCGGTACTGGTACACCTACCAGCCGTTCGGGTGTGAACAGCGTCGCAACACTTGCGCTGCAGCGTGCAGTAATCCGTGCGCTCAAGCGCCAACGTGCTCGTACGATCACCTCCGTAGTAGCCGCTTCTCCGAAGTATGGCACCATGGCGGTCTCACCTGCATACATTGCATTTGGTCATACCGATATTGAGCAGGATATCCGGGATATGGCAGGCTTCGTTGCTGTGGAAAGCTACGGTACCTACTCACCTGTATCCGATTATGAAATCGGCAAGGTAGAGGGCGTACGGTATATCCTTTCACCAGTACTGGAACCATTCCTGTCTGCAGGTAGTGCCACGCTTAACGGCATGGTGGCTACGGACGACACTAATGTAGATGTGTATCCATTGATTTATATCGCCAAGAACAGCTATGGTACTGTTCCGTTGAAGGGTGCGGGTTCTATGAATCCTACCGTTATCAACCCCGGCACTATCAGTAAGTCTGACCCTCTGGGCCAGCGTGGTTTTGTTGGCTGGAAGATGTACTTCGCTGCTGTAATCCTGAACGAAGCATGGCTTACCCGTGTGGAAGTTGGCGTTACAGACCTCACATAATAACTAGGAGTATAAATTATGGCTAATATTCAAGACCACCAATACGCGGAGGACGCCCGCGTAGACTTTAATACGGGACAGGTGCGTATTAACACTGACTGGGGCGTAACTAACCTGACTATCAACTCACAGCAGCGCGTATTCAAAGCTGCGAAGGACGGTTACGTATCCAACTTTGCCCTGACTAGTACCGATATGGACACCAACGCTATTCCAACGTTGACCATTGATGTAGGTACGGAAGCTAACGATGACGCCTTCATGGCGGCTGCTACTAGCGGTCAGGCGGGTGTATCCAGCATTGCTAACGTTGCGGAGCGCGTACTACTCGCTGAGGGTGAGTACGTGATTATCAGCATCAAGGCAGCATCCGCGACAGCGGCAGCTGGTAGCACCCAGCTGAGCTTTAACTTCACAGTTCTGTAAGTAGAGCTATAACTAGGTTGTGGGGGCTTCGGCCCCCCTTCCTACCAACTATAGGAAACAATTATGTCAGCTGATACAGCATTAGACGAGACACTCAAGGGCATGTCAAAGGGCGAGCTTATTAAATACGCCACAATGACCTACGGTCTCCAAGTAAACACAAGCTTCTCGGTAGTAGATCTTATTACTGCAATCAAGAGTGCTTCCACCAAGTATAGCGGCAATGCCGTCATATCCCTATCTACGGATGCTTTAAAGCCGGGCTATGCCCGTATTAAGATTAATAAGACCGAGCTGAACCGGCAGGGCAGACCCGCTATCGTAGGGTTGAATGGTACTATGTACTCCCTGCCAGTAGGCAAGGAGATCACAGTGCCTCTATCCCTAGTAGAGATTCTCTCTAACGCGGTACGCTATGAGTACGAGCCTGATGAAGAGGATGAGAATGCCTTGGTGCGGCGGGAGGTACAGTCGTATCCATTCAGCGTACTAGAGATGGCGGCTAAGTAACTTAAACGAACGTAGAAAGAGTGGAGTGAATGTCCTGTGGCTACATATCTAAAACTAGTCCAAAAAGCTGTACGTAAATCCGGCGCGAGCGTAGATGTTCCTACTACTATTGTGGGTGCCACGGGCATCACCGAGATGTTTGTAGAGTGGGTACAAGACGCATGGAAGGATATACAGCTAGAGCATATGGGCTGGAATTGGCGCGTAGTCCGGGACGACACCCTAGCTATTACTGCAGGTACCGACGAGTATGCCATGCCCGCAGATCTTGAGAGTTTTGATAATCGAACCTTGTCTATATATATAGATCCTGCTGACGAATCACCTCTGCACTTTGTGAACTACCATGTATGGCGTAATACTATGGATAAGCAGAGCCCGGCCACGCCTGCGCGGCCACAGCGGTTTACTATTACTCCCGACGATAAGATAGCTATATTCCCCCCACCTGATGTGGGTTACACCCTGCGTATGGATGGGTTTAGGGTACTACAACTACTAGATGTGGAAAATAATAATGACATACCTGCTTACCTGCGCCCCGAGTACCACGATGGTATAATGTGGCGGGCTGTTATGTACTATGCACAGCACTTCGAGGATGGGGCTAAGCTCCAAGAGGCACAGGCCCATTTCAAACCTTATAAAAAGTACTATGAGGAAAGAGAGCTGGAAGATATTACTTTAGATACTACATCAATGTACTCACGCGGCCACTAATACCATGCCCTATATAGATCCTAAAGACATAGAAGAACGTAACTACCAGCCTGTTGACCTACGTGGTGGCCTAGATCTTACTACGAGTAAATTCACGGTACCCCGAGGAACACTGCAGGACTGCCTAAACTACGAGGCAACCGATCAGGGGTATACTAGATCGCAGGACTTGTGGCCCTTCGATGGTACCTCCAATGGGGCCTTAGAGGACGCCTTTGAGGTAAGCGGTAGATACGATAGTGACTTTAGTGGCCTGTTCACACAGGGTGGAGAAGTTACGTGGTCAGCGTCTGCTGGTGGGGCCACTATAGGTAGGGGAGTAGTAGCCTATTGGACGGCGGACTATACCCCTGACTCTGACTATGAAACCCCACTTCTAGGAATTGTAGATATTACGGGAACCGCCCCGACAATCACACATTACTTCTACGATACCGCTACCGGTGCAACATTCTCTGCTGTGGGCTCTGTAGAGTTCCTAGTAGGGCTCTCATCTGGTAGGGCGGGAACCACTACCCAATCATTCCTCACACGGCTCAATGACTCCATCAACCCCGGTAGAATAGTATCTACTAATACAGAACATCGACCCGCCTATCGGGGAAAGGTGCCCGGATTTGGGGGTGTTACGGGCGGGTTCCAATTCAAAGATACGGTCTATGCTGTACGAGACTACACCGCTGTGGCATTCGAGGACGGGAAGTACATGTCAGCAGACTCTGGCGCAAAATCCCTAGTAGGGCAGATAATTGTTAATCAGGTTTTAGATAGCGCTGTCGTAGCCCAAGTAGTAGATTTAAAGGTCACGTCGGGGGATTGGTGCTCTGGAAATGCTACAGGTATACTGTACCTATCCCACATAGTACCAGCTAAGAAGACTCCTTGGGCGATTGGTCAGAGTATACCACAAGAGAGCATACAAGAACATAATGGAGTATACTACTTTAGCCCCGCTGCCCACACAGCCTCTGCGTTAACCGAGCCCCTAGTAGGGGCTAACTGGACTAGCGTTTGGCTCCCGTCGACGGCGCCGCAGGACATGATATTTAGTGGTAGCTTAAGGGTACAAGATGGTCCTGCTGTAGCAACCGTCGCTTCTGCAGAGACTCCTCGGAAGGGGATGCTGTGGAAGGCTACCTCCTCGGGATGGACCCCCCAAGACACGGGATGGGAGATCGGCTTCGAGGATGGCAAGGCTGCACCTAACATAAGAAGCACCTCTCTATTTAGTAATAGCCCCTTAATAACAGAGTTGTGGCAAGAAGTTGCTGCTATGAGCAATGGACGTACCTCATGGGGGGACGGCCTTGACTGCGCCCCATGGACTATAGGCACTCCCCCAAGTGACACCACAGTTGTTTCCTCGGAAGTAACAATACCCGCAGGGAAGTATAGTGAGTATATAAAGCTACCCCTACTTTCCTCATTAACGAGAGACCCAGAAGGTTTGGAGCTAGTGGGGATACTGCTAAATGTTGAGGCCTATACTTCCGCCTCCACTACAGGGGTAATAACTCATGAGGTTCTTCTTGTTAATGAGAAGACCGGAGCGGAATGGTATATGTCCCCCAACCAGTCGGAGTTCGGGGAGATAGCAGCCTCCACGGACTCATTTAGGTACCAGACATTCGGGAGTGCCCAGAGTCTGTGGGAAGTCGAGGGGTTAACTACTGCAGATACTATCAGCGGGGATCTATACGTAGCTATTCGCTACTATAATAGTGCCGCCACAGCCCGTACCGTTACCATATTTGATACCTTGGTCACGCTGTGGCATAGACAGCTAACACAGCCTGCCTACTTTTGGGATGGCACCACGGATGTATGCACAGCAGATATCGTATCAGCGCAGGCGCTGGGCTCTGCTCAGATATGGACAGATGATGTTGCAGTATCCGCCGTTAGTGCGTCGGCTATCATGTACATATATGAATATGAAGCCACCTCGGGCACTATAGATTCCGTTAAGGTAGATGGTGTACAATTACTGGGCTCCCAAGTAGCGTACGATACAGACGCGGCGACGACTGCCACAGCAGTAGCAGCTAACATTACAGCTAACACCAGCTCCCCAAACTACGAGGCTACTTCCACCGGACCTGCAGTATACATACTTGCGGACAGTGACGCAGGTAGTGCGCCGAACGGCTTTGATGTAACTAGCTGGGGTGTGGGTGTGGATACATTTGATACTGATATGGAGGGAGGTGTGGACTATGCAGCAGCACCCCTGCTGCCAGAGGGGGTAATGACTCTAACTAACGTCTCAGCCCCTTATAAGTTAAGGACGGGTCTGGAGGTACGCTCAGGGCCTACCGGCTTTGGTAGTTTAATCGCCACGACCACTACAGCAGGGTCATACAATACCCTGCCCTCTGCAGCAGAAATGGCAGCAGCCAAGTCACAGTACACCTCTGTAGAGGCTAACTTTTACTTAGATGCGGATGATGAGTCCACGTACACAGCTACCGGTGCCAGCCCCGCATTTACATATGATGGGACTAACTTTTCCTATATTCACACACCCTTTAAGAGCAGCCGTGATAAGCCCCGGCATATAGAGTTTCATCTTAACATGCTAGCCCTTGGGTATGACACAGGCCATGTTCTCCTGTCTGTAATTGGTGAGCCCCTTGATTTTCGGGGAGTATCGGGTGGTACGAGCTGGGGATTTCGATCTGCTATCACTGGCCTTAAAACCCTGCCCGGAGAGGTGTTATCTGTCTTGACTAGGGAGTCTACAGGTAGTCTAGAGGGTACCGATCCTTCTTCTATAAAGCTGAAAAATATACAAGCTAACTCTGGGGCGCGCGAGTACACAATGCAGCAGGTTATCGCTCCCTTCTTCCTAGATTACTATGGTATAAGCACATTAGATGCTACCGCGAAGTATGGTGACTTCTCCTTTGGGCGTGTGTCAGAGATGATAACACCATGGCTCCGGGGGCGTTTACAAGATCAGTCATCTACTTCTGGGGCTTCACGCACAGTTAAGGGATCTGTGGTTATACACAATAAAAACCAGTACCGATTATACTTTAATGATGGGTATATACTTACAGCTTCCTTCTTTACTGGCCGGGGTGTTGAATTTACATGGCAGCACTATGACACTGTTCACCTGTCAAACACCTATGTACCTAATTTCACTCACACTACCGTGCTGAGCACTGGTCGTGAGCGGGCCATCATGGGCTGTAATAATGGGTGGGTATATGTTATTGATGGTAACAACAACGCCTTGGAAACATCGCGTGATGCCTACATAACACTAAACCCCACTAATTTAGGTAAGCCCGAATCTGTAACCAAGTATATGCACACCGTGGTTATGGGGCAGTTCTATGGGTGGGAAGTGATAGAGGCGTGGGCAGCCACTAACTACGTATTTACCAGTACCGGGGGGGCACAGGCTACTGCTGTTATCGGAGACCCCACGGGGGCTGTACAATTAGAAGCCAACAGCGAACTAGACAGTATATATTTACCCATATTAGCTGATGGGTTCTCCATAAAACTACAAACGCAGGTGGATGGTAGTAAGCCTCATACACTCCAATCGCTGCTACTGCGCTCCACTACTAAGGGCACTGATAGGACACGGACTAGTAAGGTATACTAATATGGCATATACATTCGACGAGCTAAATGAAAATCGGCAGAACAAGAAGAAGCGGGAGTATATACCTAGGTATCCGCACCCCAATCCCGGCAGTGGTATAACTGACGTGACGCCCCCTCTCGGGGAGGAGCCCACGCCTACCTATAACGACGCCCAGACTCCCGAAGCCCGTGCTGCCTATGAGAACTGGTACAAGAACCAATCTACGGCGGTACTGGGCGATATTGGGGGAGGATCCACCAATACCCACGTACCATCAGCCCCCAATGGTACACCACCACCTCCCGCAGTAGCGGGAGAGATGTCGCCCGCAGAGAAGGCAGCTATAGATGAGCGCAACTTATCTGGGGTGGAGATCGGCAATACAGAGTACAGTACCCGTACTGTGCAGGATAATGAGCTAGTTGGAGACCACCTGAGCAAGCTGTTAGATGGTAATAGTTCCTATATCCTAAATGCACGCCGCAGAGGCGCTGAACTATCAAACCGCCGGGGTCAGTTCACATCTAACCTGTTTGCAGGCGCTTCCGAGCGTGCTGCCATAGAAGCATCTATGCCTATCGCAACTGCGGATGCTCAAGCATACCGCGACGCCGCAGGACAGAACCTAGCCGCACGTAACCAGAATGCTATCGCAAATATACAGAGGGCCAGCTCTCTGGATACTGCGCTGCTCGGATCCCGTACTAGTATAGCCATGGCGAACTTAGATGCAAGCCTGCGTGTGGGGGAGGCTAATCTAAGGGCTCTAACATCCGTGGACATTGCAAATCTAGATAGCGCTACACGCACTAACGTAACAAGGATGCAGTCTGCTACACAGCTATTAATACAGGGTATGCAGTCTGATTTGGAGAAGACCCTACAGAGCCGTAACATAAGCCACGAGCGCGCTGTAGAGAAGTTCCGCCAAGATGGCAGGATGGATCTGGCTAAGCTGGATTCTGATTTACGTTTAGAATTACAGGAGAGGGGATTTGCCAATGACTTCTCTTTACAGGAACTATCTGGTGAGCAGGCTTTAACGCTGAATACTCTAGTACAAGAGTATGATCTTGAGAAGCAGATGCGAGATCAGGGATTTAATAACCGGCAGAGCCACATAGCCATGGCAATGCAGGCACAGGTAAACTATACTAACTTCATGTCCTCCTTTGCTAATGTAGAGATGGATGAGAACGCAGCCGCACGTGTGCAAGAACAGGCTACTAACCAGCTCCTATCCTCCTATGCTCTGATTAATGGGCTGTATCCCGACCAGCCACCTATCACTATAGAATTTGGTGGCGGTTAATATGATACGGCCTGCCCGCTACACGGATACACGGGAGCTGGCTTCCTTTGTAGAGAAGTTCCATAAAGAGAAGAGTAATTTGGGAGATATACCCATAGATCGGCAGTCCCTGACTTCTTTCATCGACTACCACATAGGCACGTCAAAGCATATCTGCTATATACATGTGAGTGGGGACGATGGGGAAATTACTGGGTTTATCTTAGGGGGTCTTAGTCCTTTCCCTCATAATCAGAAAGCCCTGTGGGCTACTGATAGTATGTTCATAGCGGATAAGGGTGGAGCAGAGCTGCTCAAACGCTTCCACGCATGGGCGTGGGCTAACAAGGCCAAGCGCATTTTTCATGGTGTCAGTACGGGGGATACTAGAGCAGATGCTCTGTATACAGCCATAGGTATGGAGCGCATGGGCGGGATGTACAGCCTCGCACCAGCCACGAACACGTAAGTATAATCGGAGATATCAGACATGTCATTTGTAAAAACTGCGGCCAAGAAGGTCTTCTCATTTTTCAAGAAGGTAGTTAAGAGCGATGTATTTAAGTGGGTTGCAGTAGCTGCTATCGCATTTTTTGCAGCCGGAGTATCTGCCGGTGGATTCTCCTCCTTCACGGGGGTATCCGGCGTAGGCCAGTTCTTCACTGCGGTAGGACAAACCATGGCTACCGGAGCAGCATCCATTGCTAGTATGATGGGATGGCAGTCCGGTGCTAGTAGCATCGCACAGCATGGCGGTGCATCAGCAATCCAAGCGGGCTTTACGGATACCGCATACTCCGCTGGCGGAGATATCATCTCTGCTGATATCGCTTCCGGACAGATTGTAGGAGAGGGGGGTGCGGCGTTTGTCACTAACTCCAATCAGGCTGTAAACCTTAGTGCCAAGGCGCTGGCTAATGAGCAGGCTAAGGCAGCTCTACTAGGAATAGCCGCTGATCCAGATGCAGTTACTTCCGAGTCTATAGGATTAGGGAGTGGTGGGGGTGGAGGCTCCTCGATAGGTGCCACGGGCGGAACTACACAGTATGAGAAAGCAGTCAATACCATAGTAAGTCAGGGCCAATCTGCGGGCATTTCTGGGCACGTATGGAAGGGGCTACAGAGTGGCTTCGTGGCTATGCTTTCATCATCTGCAAACAAAGAGCGTAAGAAGAAAACATTTGTTGCAGGTGGGCTCTCCCAAGGAGGGCCTGCTACTATCGGATCCCGACCGTTCTTTGCCGTGGGCGGCAAGATAGTGGACCAAGGCCCTCTAGCAGGATCCGAACAGGCACAGGACACCGCAGAGGCACCCAATCCCTCTGTAGCATATCAGATGTCGCGGGACCCTAATAGAGGTCAGCCAGCCAGCTCTGCAGAACAATTAGTGGGACAGGCACCAGCGGGGACTAGAGCACCAGCAGCAGTGGGAAGTGTACAACAAGAGCAGGTTGCACAACAGCCTGCCGGTGTACTGGGTGTTGCCTCACCCGCAGCAGCCCCTACATCAGCCCAATCCTTTTACCGCGACTATCAGGCTACTAATATTCAGGAACTAGCAAAACCACCTAGGAGTATCCTCTATGCCTAATCCAGATACAGACTTCCAAAATAGGATTAGTATGCAGCCAGAGATGGGGCCACTAACCGCTAATGAAGAGCCGACCGAAGAAGAGGCAATGGCGATGCAGGACATCTCAGCAGAAGTTATTAAAGTCATACATGGTGATAACAACTCAGCTGTACTGGGAGTTATGTCTAATACACCAGAGCTGTACCAAGGCGTAGCTCAGGCAGCATTCCAGATACTGCTATCCTCGAAACAGAAGTATGAGTCAGGTGGGCAGAAGGTACCCCCTGCAGCACTGTTTGGCGAGGGAGCTGCTATACATACCGCCGTTGATGAACTATTCCAACTGGCGCAAGCTGCAGGCTTGCCCGGCAGTGAAGAGCAGGACCAATACAGCGCGGCTATTATGGATGTTATGCGCCAAGCAGGCGAGCATATAGAGAAGTCAGGGGATGATACTTCCATTGCAGAGGCTCAAGAGTTACTAATAGATATCGAGGCAACAGGCCCTAATGCCGGAGTCCCCGACTATACCGAAGAGGATGCCAGCAACGTGGAGAGTACCGTGCGTAGATCTCTCGATAAGCAGAACCAGTCTCTAAACCCAGAGTATGTAGACGAGGGCCCCCCTCCGGAAGAGCAAGAGCAGATGATGCCACAGCAGGCCCCTATACAGGGCGGAGGTATACTAAATGGCTAGTTCAGCAAAGGCAGGATTACTAGGGTTTGCTTCGGGTTATGCAGGAAGCAAGTCGGATCAGATTGATATGGAGTACAAGCTGGAGCAGGAAGAGGCTCTGCGCATGCGCGTGCAGGAGGCCAGTATACTAAAAGAACGCCGATTATTGCAGTATAAATCAGAAGCTAAGGTAACAGCTACCGCTGCTGCCAAGAAGTTAGCAGATGACGAGCGCGACCTACAGCTATTTAATACTGGGGTGATAGATGCCGACGGTAACTTAATGGGTGACTATCCTATAGGGATTGATAAAACCAATGTAGCTAAATTCCTAGATGACGAGGCCGCCAATGATCGCATAGTTGGACGCGCCGATACAGCAGCTGAGCGCGCCCAGAGCCGGGCTGATAAGGCTCCCGTGGTAGTACCCGAAAACGCTACAGTTACAACCGCAGGGGCGTATCAAGACGCACTTGCTGGGAAGAGCTCTGTAGATGATATAGGCGTTAAGACAGGTGAGGGCCGTCTGACCCGCAAGGAAATAGACGCATCCTTATCTAAGGTGCGTGTTGCCCTAGACAAAGCCTTCCCAGTAGAGTTCAATGCTGCTGCACAGCAGAGGCTGGCGGGTACAAGCTGGAAGGAACTCTCCAGCGGTAATGCCCGCTATGGGCAGCCCCTTACGGCAGCCATCTCTACCTTAGTGCGGAATGACTGGGAAACCAGTGTTGCTGATATGCCTACCGATCAGCTGCGAGTACTAAGCTCCGCCGAGGAGTTGGCCGCTATACAGGGTGATGTTAGGCAGCTGGAGTCCGATATAAAGGGCACCCTTGAAAAGGTAAATGCTGATAGTATCGCGGCACATGAGGTTGACCCCACTTTATTGGATGATCCCGAGCGCCGCAAAGAGATGGCGCGGGCAGTACTTACCAAGCCAATTCCGTATACTACTAAGGATGGCAAGCCCGGTCAGTACACTATACAGGGCTGGCTACAAGACGAGGGGCTGGATGCTCCTTACATTGAAGCTCTATTCTATAATACATTCATGAAGCCATATAAAGCTGAAAGGCCTAAATAAATGTCACTTGAGTCATATCTGTCATCCTTAGACTCCACTGGTGTGGAAAATGCCACCACTATGCGTTCTGTAATAGAGTTCCCATATGAAGGGCAGGTATATAGTATAGCTACCGAGGGCTACGGCACCGAGGATGCTGCTATAGATGCATTCCTTAGTGGGCAAAATGAGCCGGTATCCTACGACCCTCTGGAGGAGGGAGCACCGGAGGAGTTTGATATTGCCCTAGATCCGGCACAGCCGGAGGCTAGTGCTGAGTGGGGATTTACGTTCCCAGAACGCATTGCTCCCGAGGTAGTAGAGGAGCCTGAGAAGGGTGGGCTATTCAGCGCAGATTGGCGAGAGATTGGTGGGGGTATAGTAGATTCTGTGCAGGGAGCAGGACAGAGCTTTGCAGCTGGTACTGTAGATTTCCTCGACGATATAGTTAAGGAACCATTACGAGGGCTGGGAGTACCCGATGAGATGCTGCTGCCCACCAACGAGGCGGGTGAAAAGGTAGATCCTATAGGGGATACGGTCGCCTCCTTACGCTCTAGTGCTAAAACTAACTTCGAGGGTGCGCAAGCTAGTGCCCCAGATAATGTAGTAGGGGAGTTTGCATATAACGCCGCTAACGCGACTATACAGATGATACCCGATGTAAGTCTATCTCTAGCCCTAAAGAAACCGACTGCCGGTTTAATCTCTATGGGGTCACGGGTATTTGGCCTGTCCTACGACAAGGCCCAGACTGATGGTCTGTCTCAAGAAGAATCTGTGAACCATGCGGTACGTCAGGTATTATATGAGGTGGGTCCTGAGAAGGCCTTTAGGTTCTTCGATATGGTTCCGGGGGCTAAGTCCGCTAAGCTGTGGGCAGCTACCTCTATGGCAGAGGGCCTAAGTGAGGCTGTTACATCTGCATTAAACCAAGGCGACGAACTGACCTTCCAAGATAAAGAATGGGAAGGTTGGGTACCGTTCCTTAAGCGTATAGGCTATGACGCCGCGCTAGGTGTTGTCATGGGTGGGGCATTAAGCGCCCCCACTGCCCTCGGCAGCTCTAGGGAACCTACCCCTCAGCAAAAAGCAAAGGCTATAAGTATCGCCTTAGATGCGTGGGTAAGTGATACAGAATTAAATACGGAAGAGTCTCTTCAATCGTCTGCCGTCACTTCATTGGACCCCCAGTATAACGATCCTGCTGTAATAGATCCTATTACGGGACTAGATTCGGACATCAGTCCACAGGACATCTCCACCCAATCAGATCTACCAGACGTGGTACCCCTAGATGTGCCCGATGTGGGGCCAGTGGTAGCACCTGTAGCAGCTAATGATCCCAATCAAATAGCGCCCCCTGTGGAGCAGGAAGTACTGGAGGATCTGGTAGGTGCCGATCCTATCCAGCAGGAAGTAGAGGATCTGGTAGGAGGTACGCGTGAAGCTCTCATCAAAGACAATACCAAACAACAACTCCAACTTCTCGTAGAGAAGAGGACGGGATCTAGACCCCCTGCCTCCCAGACTAAAGCACAGCTAGTAGAGAGCGTATTCGAGGAAGCACAGGTACTTCTCAATACTACGCGAGGGGGTGATCTATCGAACCCGGATACCTTTAGCCCAGAGGTGGTAGATACGGCAGAGCAAATACCAGATATAGATCCTACGGTATCTTCACAGGAGGGTATTGGCGATAGTGATACGGATACTCTCAGCCCCGAGAGCGGCACCCCCACAAGATCGGTAGTTCCTGCCCACGCAATGGAGGAGTGGTCCGCTCTAGGCATATCTGCGGATACAGTTGAATCTTATGGAGTGACAGGGGATCTGCAACGGGGTGCTCCCGAGATAGCTATGACTAGGGTGCAGACTGCCAATGGCGGGGGTGTCTTATCATACGTGGTAGAGCATCTGGGTGATATCAGTAACAGGGCCTCGCCCATGCATGGCTTCGATTGGGGTCGTGAGACTGCAGTACACAAGGCTGAGCAGGTCTTACGCACTCTGCGCAACGAGTACGGGTTTCAGAAAGAGCACGATGAAAACATCTTCTCTAACTCTAAGAGTGCTGGTGTGCCCGTAGGCCGACACAGAACAAAGCTAAATATGGAGTTAAGCGCTTATGCAAAGGAGCATAAAGCCTTACCTGTTAATAATGAAGTACAGAGACTGGCCCGTGATGCAGCGGTAGCGGTTGGAGAACAGCGATTTGATGATGCGGCTGTACTAATTGAGCAGTTCATAGCTATAGCCGGTAACCGAGATACCTATATTGCTGCACTCAAGAACCCCACTAACGACCCCACTGCTACTACTGATGGTGATAGTGAAGCGGATACTCTCAGTCCGGGGCCCTCTACGGGCTTTTCAGGCGACCCATTTATATCACGGCTGGCAGCTACAGTCGAGGCGGCTGAGGGCATGCCACAGAAAGGTAGTGGTAACTCCTATAAGCAGTGGTTAGATGGTAACCAGAAGCGAGGTAAGCTTAAACAAACCGAGCGGGATTGGATGGGTCTGGACGAGTGGTTGGATTCTAGAGGTACGGATACTATCACACGGTCAGAAGTGCAAGAGTTTGTCCGTAACAACACAGTAACCATCAAAGAAATTACACGTGAGGGTGTAGAGGCTACGCAGTACAAGCCATGGACCCTAGCGGGGGGTACCGCGTACAAGGAAATCTTATTAACATTACCACCTACTAAAGATAAGGATTCCAACTATACCGGGGGGCACTATAAGGAGCCTAATGTGCTCGCCAGTGTGCGCATTAAAGATCGTGACGGGCCTAATGGAGAGCGCATTCTATTTATAGAAGAGCTCCAATCTGACTGGCATCAGGAGGGTCGGGCGGAGGGTTATGCACCAAACGTAGATACCTCCGGCTGGACTGCAAAAAAGGTTTCACTGGCGATTGGTAGCAGATCACTGGACTCATGGAAGATTTATGACAGCAGTGGTACTTCTGTGCATGAACTACCTGTCGGTAGCGCCAAATCTCCTGCGGAAGCATTGGAGAAAGCGAAACATCAACTAAACACTGCTGATACTGGGAAGCTTCCAGACGCGCCCTTCAAGAAGACATGGCCTATGCTGGCTATGAAACGTATGGTACGTTACGCCGCTGAGAATGGGTACAACAGTCTGTCGTGGACTACGGGCGCACAGCAGAATAAACGCTATGATCTAAAGAAACAGGTAGATACTATAACGTGGTCAAAGGATTCCAACACGGGGGAGTACACCGTAGATTTCTGGAAGGACGGGGAAGAGCTGGGAAATCTATACGACCCTGTACCGGCACGCCGCTTGTCGGGAATAGTAGGTAAGGATATAGCAAGTACCATCGTAAATGCTCCCGCCGACCAGACAACTGGAGATATTACAGGCGATCAGTTAACTGTGGGGGGAGAGGGCATGACTGCCTTCTATGATCGTATCCTCGTTAACGAGACTAATAAGCTAGTCAAGAAGTGGGGAGGGCGTGTTACACAGCAGAACTTGGGTCTGCGCGCCCGTACACGATGGCAA